CAGACTTTAGCGCTGGTGTTAAGATGACGATGGGGCAAGCTATTAAGCACAAGGCTCTGCAGGAAGGGCGAGGCTATCCAGACCTGTTCATCGCTGAGCCAGCACAGTTGGCGGGTGACTGGTACCACGGGCTATACCTCGAGCTGAAACGTGAAGGGGTGCGTCTCATGAAGAAGGACGGCAGTTGGGCAAACGAACACTTTGCAGAGCAGCACGCCTACATGAAGCGATTGAGCGAGCGTGGCTATCGATGTACATTCGCTGTAGGGTTTGACGATGCCAAAGACCAAATAGACAAATACATGGCTATGACAGACTACAAAGAAAGACGAAAACAAATACCAAACGATCAAATTTTTTAGAACAACACTAGAAAGAATAGGGGGGGGCGAATCGCCCTCCTTATATGTTAGTATTAAATTAGTAAACCATTAATCATAGGAGACAAATTATGCTAGTAAATTACGGCGTAGCAGTGCCAGAATCACAATTTACCACGACTCCAGATAAGCGTGGCGTGATTGGCCAAATTGCATTCACAGATACGGGACGCCAGTTCCGTTACTGCAAGTCGGCAGACACCGACGCTCAGCCATATTGGACTGGGATGAAGAACGACGCAACAAACAAAAACGGCGGGTTGGCAGCCGACGCCAAAATTGGAGACACTGTTATCCAGTTGAAGCCTGGTCACCAAGCTGATGGTTGGCAGGATGGTACCATCCTTATCAACAACAAACAACTCCTTGAGTTTATTCAGGTTTCAGGAGACTACGTCTACCTCCGTGACCAAATCCTCGAGGATGCTTCGGTCAACACTGGTGTGCAGGTTCGTCCTAACGACTACGACAACCTCAAGAAGGTTACGGCTGGTGCTAAGGTTTACACCCGTAGTACTGTGCCAGCTGGTCACTACTTCTGGTGCGAAGTGTAGTATATACCGCATAGACCAAGAGAGAGGCTCCGGCCTCTTTTTTGGTTTCTGCCACAATGCTATAATGGATACACAAGCAATAACTAAATAGGAGCACAACAATGAGCACACAGTTACACGTCATGCCAGGGTTTTGCCTGGTAGAGGTAACTAATAAATACGGCTCGAGTCTGTCTATCTCACAAGGTGATCACGGCAGCCACACGAGCGGGACACTGAAGGCTGTGTATATTCACCCAGACGGTGTTGCCACAGATAAAGAGGAAACACTCTCGAAATTCCTTGGCAGCAAAATATATTTTACGAAGTATAACGACAGTGAGGAGATCGAAGTAGACGGTAAGATGTTTATTTTCGTCCCTGTAGACGCTGTAAACGGAGGGTTACTGGATGCCTAAACAAACATCAGTACGTAATGTTATCCGCGGTGCTGAGCTGCGAGAAAAGATCAGTATGGGGGTAGAGAAGGCGTTTGATGTGGCCTATTCATCATATGGAGCAAACTCTGGCAATATCATGATTGAGCACCGCTTTGGCGAGCCTCTCGTGTCTCACGATGGTATCACTAATATTGGTCGCCTTGTAGTTTCAGACCCAGTAGAGAACATGGCTATTTCTCTTGTACGCCAGGCTAGCGAGAAAACAAACCGTTCAGCTGGTGACTCTACAACCCTTACTATCGTGATGACTTATCTCGTCTACAATTACTTTAAGGAAATGGCGAAAGACAAGCCTCGCGCTGTGCAAAAGCAGATTGAGCAGAACAAGAAGGCTATCGTCAAGGCCATCAAGGATGTTAAGATCGAGGCTACTGATGAGCTGCTCTACAACGTCGCACACACATCATCTGGAGACGAGGCTATTGGCCATCTAGTGTTCGACGCTATCAACGACGCTGGCACTAATGGCGCAGTAACAGTGGTAGAAACACCTGAGAATAAGATTGAGAGCAAGATTGTCCAAGGATTCACGTTCAAAAAGGGTATGTCGTCCATCGCCTTCGCAGATGATATGCAATCTATCCAGACTAAATACGACAACCCAACCGTTATTGTCATGTCTCGTATCATCAGCAAGAACGATGACATTGTACCTATCATCGATGCCGTCCTAAAGGCTGGCGCGGAGAGTATCGTTCTCGTAGCTGACGTATCAGGCCAGGCACTAGAGACTCTTGCCACTAATAAGATGAATGGCAAACTGAACATTGTCGTAGTAGAGCCATCAAGCCAAGCCCGTGAGCTGTTCCTCCGTGATGTAGCAGCCTACGCTGGCGCTGAGGTGTTTGTTTCGCCACGCGTATCAGACTTTACAGATGCCAACATCGGTAAGGTTGAGCGCGCTCATATCACCACTACAAAGACTATTCTGTCCGGCCCTGGTAACCGTGAGAAGCTAGATCAGTATATCGAAGGTATCAAGGATGACTACCGACGCGACGCCCTAAATGGTAAGACCGTAGAGATTAGCGTTGGTGCAGCTACACAAGTTGAACGGCAAGAGTTGAAGCTCCGTATTGAGGACGCTGTAGCAGCCACACAGATTGCAAAAGACTACGGAGTACTCCCTGGCGGTGGTACGTTCCTGCGCGACGTGTACGAGGCTGATACGACAAATATGCCTAGCTACCTTACACAACCCTACACAATGCTCGTGAACAGCATGGCCAAGGAAACGACTGAGGACAAGCCATATACACCAAAGGCTGGTTACGATATTTACGCTGAGACCTATCACACGGACGTTCTGGAGGCTGGTATTGTAGATAGTGCTAAATCCATCGAGGAGGCTATTATCAACAGCCACAGCGTCGCTGCGCAGCTCCTATCGATTAATGTGGCATTGCCATTTGAGAAGGATCAAGAATAATGGATATTGTAGCCCTTGTCATTTCAATTTGCTCCCTCCTAGTTTCTCTATCAACAGTCCGCCGTGACTCGTCTTCGCCAGCTCCGGCACGACGGTCAGGGTTCTCGTGGATAGAGAAGTACGCAGGCGCGGAGGAACAATACCTAAACAAAAATAAAGACAATAACAAAAAGCCTGTCGGTATCATCGAAGCTGCCGACCCTGTAGTAATCAACGCTCAATGGCGTGATGAGACAGGACAAACAGAAAAAGACCCGTTAGACTTTATGAAGGATGTAAAATAATGGGGGTAATCATAGATGGTATATATTACCGCGAGACACCTAAAGACGAAGCACAGCGCGTCTCAAGCACTGTCACGGGCATAGCAGAAACAAACAATAAAGACAGACAGCGCGAGGATTATGCGGTAGACCTAATCCAATCACACAATCCAGATGGGACAGTAAACGAGGACTTTGTCGAGTACTACCCGGAGGAGGCCAAAAAGCGTGGCCTAATATAAAAATAAAGACAGACCAAAAAAGATAAGAGCACCCCCTATAGGTGCTCTTTATATTTACCGCTCAAGTAGACAGACCATGCTTTGTACCCCTGTGACCTCCACACATCGTACGCACATTTTACATTAGTCCCTACATCGAACGTATCGCAATGTTCTCGCCCTGGGAGTATCCTTACTTGGAAAGCCCCTAGACTGTACCCGTATACCCTATTATTTTGTGTAAATGTTAGTGTTTGGTCACCTTTTGCGCCTGTCCTACAATGGCTCTCGGCGGTAGCGATAGCGACCATGGTGTTTACGTCCCACCCGCTGTATTTCGACGCCTCCTCACGCACAGCATCGCATCCTGTCTTAGCTGGTTGCGCCACTATAGCTACTGGAGGCTGCTCTACTTTAGTAACTGGTTTCGCTACTGGGCTTTTTCTTTTCCCGCGGTTTCGCTCGTCACAACCTTGATGGTGTTGTATTTCTCTACCTGTGTACGGCCTGTGTTGAGGCCAGCAGCGAAGGCTACACCTGCTGCGATCAGTGAGAGCATCACTGCAAAGATTGCTGCCGTCATGATAGCGCTCGTCTTCTTTACGTAGAGCTTGTCTACAGCGCGGCGAATCTCTTCGTTTGCACCAAAGATTACATCTTGACTCTTCTTAGTGGTTTTACTTTCTTTAGCCATGCAAGTATTATCTCCTCTCTTGCTTATGTTTGCTGTGTCTCTATAGTACACCATCTAAAGAATAGAGTCAACACTTTTCTGAGTTTTATTTACAACAAGAGAACCCCACCGGAGTGGGGCTCTTGGATAATCTAGAGGTTAGACTATCGGATCTTGGTGATACCTGTGATAACACCCTGGCGGCGAGGTTGAGTACAGATAAAGTTACCAGAGACAACCATTGCACCAATCTCTGCGAGCTGGTTCGTTGGGTTCATGAAACCGCGGAACTGCATCCAGGTAGGCTGATCCTCGCTAATAGCGCTATCGATAGCTTCCTGCTTCTGCTTCACACGCTCAAGGCCAGGAATGGTCAGGTCACGAAACTCCAGGTAGTTCTCGTTGAGGAAGAACATCTTGCCCACAGGAGCTTTGTCGTCTGCCACACATGGCTTACCACGAAAGTCGAGCGATACGAACCCAGCCGAGCCGTGCAACTCACTAGCAGGCACAGAAGTACCCATTGGAGTGCCACCGCTAACACGGTTGTAGCCACGAGCAGTCATAGCGTTGTACTGGACGCTAAGCTTGTCGCCCATCAGTTCCTCGTAAAGACTCCAAGTTGCCTTGTCGCTGAGGATCATCGTTGGGCTGTGCTTTGCGCTACCAGCAGCCGATACAGCGTCAAACTCTTTAGCCATGAGGCCGAGAGTCAAGAGGCCGTTAGCAGCAGCCGTAACGTCAGCGTTGACCGAAGGCAGGGTAGCACGGGTGATACCAGCATAAGTGGTAGATGCCGTACCGTTGTCAACGATCAAGCTAAGACCATCAAGGTCGTTACCAGCACCAGTACCGTAAAGCTGGGTACCGATGAGGTTTGCGAGGCTGTTTTGAGCTTCCTCGAGCTTTTGAGCAACCAAGCGGACAACCTGGTTGTCGTTCGATGCTTGGTTGACAGCCTTCTCAAGCTGGCTCACAACAACGCTCTGAACGACAGTGGCTGGTTCCCACTTCAGGTTCTTAACGTTGTCAGTGTTAGAAACAGCAAACTGCTCCATGTCGGTAATCGACTTACCAGTCGTGCTGTTCTTGGTTTGTGTAGGACTTTGAACCTTTGGCCCAGTCCACTTCTTGGTGTTGCTCATCACGCGAGCGGTCAAAACGTTCGAGTTGTTAACAAAGTCAACAACGCGAGGTAGAAACTCGTCCTTTGTGATGTTTTGCACTGTTTCTGAAAACTTCATTGCTTCCATCTCCTTATAGTTGTTACTAATCTGATTTTACGACACTATTGGTCGATAACCGTGGCTATTATTGGCCTAATTGCGCGTAAATGTTCTGCAATTTCAGCTTTGCGGCCTGTGGGCTATCTGTAGTGAGTGGCAACATTGACTTGTAGCCCTGAATATCCTGGTTAGATAGAGCGCCACTGTCACCTGCTGCGCGGGCTAGGGCGACCGCTAGGGCCTGCTGGTTGGCCTCGTAAGCAGAAGCCCCAGGGTTGAACATACCAAGCGTCGCACTGTTTAAGAGGTTGTTCAGGACGCCTACAGGGCCTTGTGCGCCGCCAGCCTGCTTGTACATAGTCTCGATACTAGCTGCCTTCTTGGCCGCGTCTGCCTTCTTTTGGTCATCCTTCGACGTTTTACTGCTACTTGCCTTCTGGAGAGCAGCGAGCTGCTTCTGGTTCATCGCGTCCTTCTTGTCGAGCTGCTCGAGCATTGAGGCGTAGAATTGTACGGCTTTCGGGTTGTTGTCTGCGGCTGCTGCCATGTAGGCTTGCTCAATCTGATCACGGTCTTTACCAGCGAACTTCGATGGCTGCATAAGCTGCTGCATAGCCTGGAGTTGTTGGGCTTGCTGTAATTCTTTCTGTTGAGCCTGAGCGCCTTGTGCCCCGCCGAGTTGTCCGGAATTTCCGGATAGTTGAGGTGTCGCGTCGGCGTTTTGCCCGTTCAACTGGCCGAGAGCGAGAAGGCCTGCACCCGCTAGAGCTGCATTTTTAGCTGTGTTCTTAGCTTTTCCTACAACACCACCCACGAGAGCTTCTGGGTTATCTGAGGCCAGCTGGAGGGCACGCCCACCACGCTGCAGTAGCTTCCCTGTTGTTGATGCTAATGGCTTCCCAATAACCTCTTGAGCGACTTGCTGGATCGGGTTGCCGAAGTTGCCGTTGCCCATTACACCGCCAGCGAGCGGAGCCATCTTTTTCTCTTTAGCCAGTTGTCCCATAATGACAAACGGAGCTTGCATGCTTCGCACGTCTGAGTAAGTCACACCGTCGCGCAGTTTCTTAGCCACATCTTGCAGCATCTTTGGTGGGAGGTTTGCGCCCTCTGCTGCCTTCAGAAAGTCTGCAATCTTGTCTGCGTCCTTATATACATCAGCTGAGGCTTCGTTGATGGTCTTTTTAAGCTCGCCTGTGTAGTCACGGATAATCTTGCGGGCTGCGTTAGCTCCCTTGCCAGTCATATCGTAAGCTTTACCCTCTAACTCCTGGATTGCTTTATGCATATCGTAAATGTCAGCCTCACCGATAGCTGCTGCACGGTTCTCACCACGCTCTGCTAGACGATCTAAAATCTTACCCTGTGGCTGCTGATCTGCCGACTCTATAATCTTTTTGAGCGTCTTCTTTTGAGCTGGTTCAAGTGCGATAGACTCATCAATTGCCTTAAGGGCTTTCGTGCTAGCCTCCTTTGGCATTAATACGCTAATCTGAGAGTCTTTCAGGGCGTTGTTTTGGAATGTAGAAAATAGCCCATCTTTGCCTGTTGCGATACCAGCATAGTCCTCATACTGGTTAGGCTGGATGCCATACTTCTCTGCAAACTTGATAGCGTCTGGAGCACGCTCAAGCACCTTCTTATCCTTCACAGCACCGATAATCTCATTGTTCCGTAGGTTAGTGCCAACATCCTCAATCGATTGACCAATGTTATTAAGTTTAGCGCCTACAGTGTTGTTGTCGGCAAGCTTAGCGTTTGTCGCGTTGTACATTGTGTCGTTGTCTTTGATAGCTTCGTTCACAATCTTCTTAGGGTCAACACCCTCTGCAAGCTGCCGCGCACGCGGATCTTGCTCTGGCCTGTTGATGAGCCGCTGGACAATATCGTCACTCTCATCATCCACCACGTTAGCCAAAGCTGGTGTTGTAGCTTCTACAACGTCATCGGCGACGTTCGCTACCTTTGGTACAGCAGCCTCTACAACATCATCGGCCACGTTAGCTACTTTTGGTAATGCCGCCTCCACAACCTCTGGTGCTGCACTAGCTACAGCCTTAGCTGCAATATCGTCTGCCTCATTCCGCATAAGGTTATTGAGCACACCACTACCGGCTGAACGAGCAATGTCATCGCCATAATTAGTAGCAAGCCGGGCGACAATGTCGTCACCGTACTTAGCTGCTCCCTTAGAGAACAGTTTATTTAATACTCCACCGAACATTAGTACATACCCCCTTGTCTTCGTTTATATAACTCGTTTAGTGTGTTAGCTTGCTCGTCTTCATCAGGAACACTCTGCTGTGGGTTGAGAGCGCCCATAAGCTGAGAGCCGCCATACAGCGCGCCACCCCCGAGAGCTAGCTTGCCTACTGCGCTCTTAGGCACAAGACTGCGTAAGCCCTCTTGATATAGTGCTCGTGATGGCAAAGACTCTAGTAGCACATTAGGGTCAACCCCAGAGCCAACTGAGCCGCGGATTATTGCCTTTTCGCCACGGTTCTTGAGAAAGTTACCGCCAACCTTCATAGCGCCCGGTATAGCGCCTCCCATGACGCCACCAAGCAGCGCACCGTTCAGCGCATCATCTGTCTCGCCTGTGCGGATCTTGTCTAAGCCGCCCATAGCAGCACCAGTAGCAGCTGAGCCAGGGATGGTGTATAGAGCCTTGTTGACAGCTCCGAGTCCTTCAGCAACTTTACCAAGCTTAGCAGCCTTAGCTGCAGCACCAATACCAGGCAAAGCTGTGAGCAGTGTCTCACCGGCAGCTGCCAGGTCACTACCTACGTCGCGATCCTTGTAGTTCCCAGTGGCTAGGTCGCTTACTGCACCGACTGTTTGAGCAATAGGGTTAAGAAAGGAACCAAGAAGACCGTCGCCAAATACATTGTTCTTCTGTTTCTTTTTCTGCTTTTCAAGTTCAGCGTTAGCATCGCTAGCGGCTCCTTTCAGTTGTTCACTCTTACTGTCTAGAGATGACATTTGGCTTTTCCAAGCGTCATCAAACCCAGGAGTAGTCTTACGCATATCTGCAAGTAGCCCTGCGTTGGCCGGGTCGTTGTAGATACCATTGAGCTGCTCCTTATAAAAGTCATTCACCTTCTGGTTGATCTGCTGTTGATCAGCAGCGTCCTGGTATTTAGCCAGTGCCTGATCTTTTGTCTTACCGAATAACCAATCAAACATACTCTATCTCCCCCACAGTGAGCCACCGCCGAATAGCGCGAGTGGCCCCCACTTAGCTACGTTTTGGAAACCTTGCGAAAGGTTACGCCCAATATCGCCAAAGTAGTTATGGTTGTTAATACGGTTGTGGTCAGCCTGTACACGGCCAAGGCGGTTAGCTTCAGCACGAGCTGCATTTTGAGCCGCTGCCAGCTTCTCCTGCCAAGCACGAGCCGAGGCGTTAGAGGCGTCTTGTCGGTCAAGCATGTACTTCTGGAGGCCAAAGTTAGCGGCATTAGCTGCTGCCTGCCGTGCGTTTGCCTGTTGCTCCTTCCATCGCTCAAGAGCCATCCTTTGCTGGTTAAGCTCCCAGTTGTCTCGTGCGCCGTAGATGTTAGCAAGAGCGTTTTCATCCTGCTGGTATTGACTGTAGGCGCTGTTACGCTGGCCAAGCAAGGTGTTCCAGATACCCTGGAGGATGTTCGTAGTATCCTCTTGGGTCTTGTAGTTACCAGCTGCCACATTATTTACCTCGTTCATCGCACGATTCACAAGCTCGTTGTAGTCTGTCGATGCGTTTTGGTAGTTGGTGTTGAGGTAGTTCTGCGTGTTCTGCATATTGCCAAGCTGGCCCTGCAATGCACGCTGCCTCTGAGCCTCTGTGAGGCCGGTACCGCCATACTGCTGCCGGATACTCTCTGGTAGCTTATTGATGGTAGTGTTGATTTGGTTCACTGCGTCACGAGCAGTGGTGTAAACACCCCGAGCTTTGTTAATCTCGTCAGTGTTCATGTACTTGTTGCGCGCTTGGTCGTAAATATCGCCATACGTCCGCCTGTTTTGCAGGTGTGTGTCGTAATTCGACTTTGCCTGGTCGGATTGGGCTTGGTAATTATTAAAAGCCGCTTTGCTGGCGTTTTTTGTACCTTGCGCGTCTGCTATTCTTGCTCCAAAGTCCATATTTAATTCTCCTTTACTCTAATTTAACACTGCTAGGCGTAGATAAGCCTGGTGTTACGAGTACTTGCGCTCTAATTCGCCGAATGAGCCCTTACCAGCCATGTAGTTCTGGACAACAAGCTTTTTATTGGCCTCATCACGCATATAACGCTCGTTAATAGCGGCCTGCTCGTTGATGAGGCGCTGCTGAGTCGTAATACCTCGCCACATGTAGCTGTTGTCAATCGCGTTCATACGAGCAATGTGAGCCTTCTCCTCAGCCATCTGGCGTTGCTGGAATCTATACGTATCAATAGCAGACTGAACAGAGAGAAGGGTGCGGTTGGCGATAGTGTCCATTTTGTCCCAGGCCTTGACGTTCTGCAATGCTGTCTGCCAGTCGTTGTATCGTCTCCTAATGCCGTCCCAGATAGAGTCGTAATGCTTATTAGCTACATCTATGGAGCGGTTAAAAGCATCCTCAACGCGTTTCTGATACGTATTGTTGGTCGTCATGTATGTAGCCTGGTATCCCGCCATCTGTTGGCTAAGGCCACGTAGCTGCTGTTGCTTGGCTAGGTCTCGCTGGGCCTGCGTAATGGCTGTACCACCGAATTGCTGGCGTATAGACTCTGGCAACTTGTCTATCATCGTCTTTGTGCGGTCTACATTGGCCTTGGAGGCGTCTACATCAGCCTTGAGATTGCGTATTTCATCAGATTCTAGATATTCTTTGCGGCGTTTCTCAAACTCATCGCCAAAGTTCGGCATTGTGGCTGTTGCTGCGTCATATGATGCTTTGGCCGCATCCGCTTCGCGCTGAGCACGGTGCCACGATTCACGTGTTTGGTCTCTGTATCTAGTTGCGTCTGCTAATCGTTGTTGTAAATCCATAATTACCTCACAAATATGTCATCTTTAGGATCATAAGGGAAAATGTAGAATGTAAAATCGAACCACGAGCCACTCAAGTCTGTCCATAGTTTTATAAATTGATGCACCGCGCTAGCGCCAGGCCCCCATCGTGATGAACGATGCGAAACCCATGATCCGAGAGACATTCTAGCGTAAATATTCTCATTGTCGGCGAAAATGCGCAGGTTTTTCCACCGCACAAAGTTGTTCGTGATATTTCGGGTATTGCCGTTACCGAGTGGAACGACAAAATCAAAGGCTTTTCCTGATATAGGGTCTATCAGTGCGCGCCCCTGCGTTGGCATAAACGGCACGTCCTCTGAATAGTAACCAGATCCAGGTGCTGCTGGCGTCACAAGCATATTGTATTCAACCGTAAAGTTCCCATCAGCCTGAAACCAGCGAGCATACATGCGATTTACCAAGTGAGAGCGAGCCATAGACATGAATATAGGAACCTTCCCTTGCCCGTGCGGCACTTTGAGTATGTCTACGTCCTGGAATTGCATTATAGGCACGTTTGTCCACTCTCCCGAATAGTTGAAGTTCAGGTTGGGGTGGTTCGGCTCATTGAATATGTGGCTGGAATTTGTAATGACAACACGCCTGGTGACAATCTGAGGTACTTTATTGGTAATATCTGAACCAAATAGGGGGTACTTTGCATTGAATATCTCATACTTCGTAACAGGGTCGAGCACTTTCACCCCGTAATCGTAATTGCTATATCCATGATCGTTTCTCGTCATATGTATATTGTATCACTTGAGGGCGACACCATTGGTGAGCGCACAGCCACTAAGGCTCGTGCCGCTGATGGATCGTCTGCGCCGTACGTAAGCTTATACGACCTAGTGCCAACATCCATTGTTATCCACTTCTTTTGATCGCTATTAGCTACCATACTCCACGCCATCACAGTATTGCCATTGCCAATATCTATCTTGCTCTGTACAAAGCCATACGGAGTCACGTCAGTCATATCTAGTGTACTAGGCACCCAATACGTTATATCTCCAGCCTTATTGCCAAACTCTTTGTTAGTCTTCACCCCGAGTATCATCTGGGGCTGCAAGCGCAGATCTATACCAGCATCACCAAAAGCCAGCTCTTTGTTCTTCTCTATGAAACCATACCGTGATGTTTTTATCCCGTAATCGTGTAGGTAAGCTATATGCTCTTTAGAAAATGACAATGGCGTAGCAATATACGGATACTCTATATCGTCAGTAACAGGGGTAGGGCTACAGAAAATAAGGTTGATAGGGTTTCTCTCTCCTGTTGTCGTGTTGTAGAACGGTGGCACCGAGTTTATATAGTAGATGTATTGCTCGTCAACATACCATGGAGACCCAGAGCCAAAATACGATGGATCAATAGGCATCATGAACGGAACGTAGCCAAGCCCATGCCTCCACCTGAACTTGTAGATAGTAGAGAAGCCTGTATTCTTCGCTTCTAAAAACTCACCACCAAAGTTAGCTGTATGCAGCGCACCCGGCAACGTATGGAGAGCGTTGATGCCTAATATAGCCAGTACCTTGGCCTGCAGTATAGGGAAAGACGAATTGAACAGCAACTTATTATCTGGTGCCGTCTGTACGTCATAGCCAGGCATAGCAATTTTCAGGCCATAGTCTCGCCTGTCTATCTTTACCACTAGAAAGCTCCCTTAGAGTACCCGAACATAGCCACAATACGCCCCGATCTATCTTCAACCTTGATGAGCCCACGGAGCTGTGTGTCGCCCCGTGTCTCACCTGTACGTACCTGGCGCGGTGTAATTTGCTGTTGCTGCGCTACATTCCCCACTACAGTGTTGTCTATCTCCTCAAACTTGGTAGTGAGCTTTGTCTCTTTAATCTGAGAGAATGAGGTTTCAAGGCTAGCTGTGTTAGGGTTGTACACTGAGTCTGCCATTACAGTTTCATCTCCTCCCCGAGTGTTCGGGCGTTAAGTTGTACAGAAACGATCGTAGGAGGCTCTGGCGTGGCGTCTGTGGTTGTCCCATCAAACCCAAAGGTAATTTCCTTGAATCGCTTGTTTATCTCCATACGGACGCTTACATCGCCTTCTGTGGCTGTTTTCTTGCCGTACACCCATGGCTTAGCATCAATCTTGTACTTAGGAATGATTGTAGCGCCCTTAGGTAATGCACGGAATGTCACGCCCATACGGAGAGCTTGCTTATCTGCCCACGGCACACCACCATCATACATGAGTGACTGGTAGCTAAACTTTTTGGCTGGCTTGCTGTCGTTGTCTACAATAGCTAAGTTCGACCTGAGCCCCTCTCTCGTATTGGTCTGGTAGCTAAAGTACAGCGTATCCCCAAAGTTCCAGCAACCACCTAGCTCATACTTTACGTTGTCTGAGTTGTAGTTACCTAGCGTCTCTGGCATGTTGTACGAGTAGTAGAAGGACTCCGGGTAGTTCTTGTCTACCGCACCCCATGAATAGATGCCGTGCCTCATCGTATAGAGGCTAGTCTTACTCGGGAAAGCAAATAACATGATACCGCGCCGTACTGTCATACAGTGAGGGTAAATGTCTGTTGTGTCACGCCGCTCTGTGTACTCACTGTGGCTATCGTTGAGTGTGCGCACTTTAGTAAGCTGCTTAGCACCTGTGTAGGCGTACATAGCACCGTCGATGATCGTGTAGGTAATGTTCTGGTAGGTGAATAGGCTCTTTGGTTCGCCCATTGGTGTATCGATCTTAAAGTTGAGCCCGTCCGCAAACCCATCCCAGAAGCCGAGCATACCCTCTTGGAAGGAGCGACCAGGTACTGTGCTCACTTTCTCGCAGCCCAGTACGACATACTCATCATTGCTCGTGAGGGTAGTAACCTCCATCCCAGTCTCAACGATCACACGGTGGCGGTTAAATTCTGTCTCATCTACCTCTGTTAGACCAGAAGGAAGCCAGTCAACCAGATACTGATCGTTACCAATAAACAGCTTACTACCGCCCCAGTTGATGATTGGATGGCTCTTACGTGTCGTGCTGGTGAGCAGTGAGGCAAAGTACTGGAAGTGTAGGCCATACATCTTGTCCTGCTCATACGTCTCTACACGCCAGTTGCCGTCGCTAGCGTACATGTGGATGTGGTACTCTGTACCGAAGTTAGCGTAGTCACCCACCTTAGTCTCTGGAAAGTCGAAGTATGTGAGCTGGCCTGTCTGCACCTCGCTAGCGTTTTTCGTAGCGTGGGCAATCTCCTTGTTCTGAGCGTCATGCACTACAAGGTGAACCTGTCCGCTACCTTTAGCGTGAAAGCGTACAGATATACGAGTCATTGGCGACTGATCTGGTAGGAATATACAGGTGTTTTCCTCATTCTCAATGATAGAGGTAGGTAGCCCGTCACTCTGAGCCTGCCCATTGATACTACTCCACCGGTTCGTACCGCCACCAATCCATTTGCCGTCACGGTCTTTCACAAGGATCTGAGCCACCGTAGGATACGAGCTGGCCTTGGGCGTGATCACGTCTATCTGAGACTGCTTAGGCGAGGTAGCGTTAGTGTACATGTAAATACGGTCATTCCCAGTGATGTAGATAGCGTCCTTGAGCCTCCAGTAGGTAAGGTCGCCAAATGTGCCTTGCGTCCATCCAGGACACGTGCTAGCCCTCGTCACGTCATTGTTCACGTCGATCTTATAGAGAGTGCCATCGTTGCCAATACCCCACCGTACACCGTCTGGAGTCTGTGTCATGTTCACAATAAGGCTCTGTACGTCATTATCCCCTAGATTACGCGCCCCAGGAAGCACAGAGAGACGGCTTGGGTTCTTGCGCCCATCCAAACACTCTGAATCGCCATAGCTATTCTTGATACCAATCTTACCATCGGTGCCAAAGCCACCATAAAACGATGTTTGGCTGATAATTGTATCGCCTGTATTGCCTGCTGCCATTACCAGATACTCCTTACTGGGTCAGTGATCCGTTCTCGCCCCATCATACTGCTGCCACCCTGGATAAAGCCGGAGCTTGTCGTAATACCGTACACCGTTTTATACTCTTGCACCATATTGTCGAACAATTGCTTGTACATATTGGCGCTATCCAGGTCTTTACGCATCAAAAAGTATTGCTGTGCGGCGTAATATACGGGCGCTTGGTGGTATTCCTCGGGGAATTGCGGGCATTGACCTATCTTAACTCGTGTCGTGGCTGTGAGGCCCTGATATGGCGTATCAAGGCGTATCTCGCGGGCGTTTACAACCTTAGCTACCTTATACCAGTTGCCATCACTGCCATCTGTGACCTGTAGCCACCCGTTATTCTCCATACTGCGTACAAAACTGTCTTGCGCGGCTGTAACTCGTGGGCTATTCTCTGTCAGAGACACGCTAAACTCCTTGTCAGCCAGCCCCAAGTCCTGCATACGAGGTTCAAACGTCACAATCATGCCACTTGGCACGTCCTCTGCCGGTGTTGGGAACAATTCCATCTCTGTACCGTTCTTGATAATGAAACATTCTGGTCTTCCGGTGGATTGCCCGCTCGTAATCTTGTGCCATTCCTCGATATTATGCACTGGGGTGATAGGATAGTAGCTGTCTCCATCCTTAATACGCACGTCTACAACCCGCACCATGTCCCTTGGGAAGCGATACAGTGATTTACCCTGTATGAGGTTAGTCTCACGCTCCTGGCGCACCCAGTAACGTCTCACGGCGTTTTGGAATAGCTTTATCCCTGTGTTTATATCTGATACGGCTTTGCGTACCTCGCTGATGTTATCCTCATCTACATTGATGAGGCTGATCACATCTTGTTTTAATTGCGAAAATGTCAGCATGTCTTATTCTCCTTTACTCTAATCATACACTACACGCCGCCACTCTTGCTCATCTCTAGTGATAGATACCGGTTTTCTCCACTGTGACGCGTCCTCTTTGCGGTTATTGCGCCAAACTTGATCGTCATTACGGTAATATTGGTGTTTTTGCCACGTTCCGGTAGATTCGCTAGTGTATGGAAGCTTGCGCCACTCGTGCTCTATTTCAGATTGTGGGGTTTTCCACACATCAGGTACGACTTGTGCCCTCCTAAACCGTAACATTGGAGACGTTATACGGGCTAATGCCAGCATACCCATAGGAGACAACTCATACCTCTCAATATCTTTGAAGGACAACGACGGTGTGGCCACTGTAGCGATAGCACTTATAGTTCCGGTGACAATAAGTGACGGCGGCGGAGCTGTGTATGTTATACCTGGTTTGCTTATTTTAGCTCTCGCTACCACTGTTGGCGGTAAAATATAGGTTTTGCCTGGCTCTTTGTAGACAACAGACGGACTCCATATATTCACTCCGGCCCACACCTGGTTTGCCGGCAATACATACTTAGCTGTAACTGTCGGCTTCGCTATGTTAGCCCTTGCTATTATGTTGCGGGCCTCTAGATCGTAACTATTTGAAACTTTGAGCGGCCAGACATACCCAGCATTGTAATATCCAGCATAAGTATTGGCGCTATAAGCGTAGTTCTCTCTCGATATTGCATGCGGCTTTGCTGGCCCCATAACGGTTTCACCGTAGTTCTCGTATGAGAGCCACCCATATTCAACTGTGCCGCTGTTGTACGTGTAGAGGCCGGCGGTATGTGTTATAGCTCCAGGAATAGTGTTCGATACAACCTCTCTGCTCCATCCAGAAGGTTCTGTGTAGCCGTCATTCCATACCTTATACTTGATATTTGGCCCGTTCCAGTTAACTCGTACCCAGTGCCACGTGTTTTGCTGGTGGTTAAATGGAAATTCCGAACCTCGCACAGTACCGCGCTGGTTGTCATACAAAACAAACCCAGGCACTGTACCGTTACGGTACAAGCTTATAGAGTATCCGTTGGCTGTAGCTTGTGAGTTGCCTGTAAAACGAAACCCAACGACACCGATAAGTCCATCACCGCCAGTGTACCTAAACTTAGTTAGAATCTCACCGTTATACCAGTTTAGGCTCTGCCCAAGTGGAGCATAAAAGTCAGTGCCCTCGTTGTTTATACGTATTATATCGTCTACAACTTCAACATTGCTATTACCCGCATATATCTGGCGGGCAATAGAGGTTAGTGCGAGTCTCCTGTTATATATAAACGTAGCCATAGACTACCCCGCTACAACTTCGAAATTCACAACGAAATACGGCGGCATAATACTGAAGGGTTGGTTATTGCCTACAGAATCCAGAGCGCCACCAGCAAAGGTGTTTATACCACTGGCGACTTTCGGATCTGCTGCGTTAAAGGCTAACCCGAGGCTTCCCGGCCCTAAGGTTTGTGACTGCCATGCATTTTGCTGGTAGTTTCTGGGTACTAACCCCTGAGTCTTTGTCCCGCCCTTAGAGCCAAGTTGCCCAATTATCCCGTCATACATAAATGGTGCTCGCCCTCTCATATCTGCGAGCGTGAAAGCAGCTGAATTGATGATCACACCGTACGCGGGGTTTCTACGTATATGCTCTGCGAGGAGAGGAAACTCCTCAATACGATACACTGAACCGTCCATAAATAGCCTACCAGAACCGGGTGAGCTGTTCATTGTCATGAATATATCGCCTACTCTGAGGCTCTGCTCGTAGTAATGACCAATAAAGAACAACGCCCCAGCTGGAAACGATTTTGCCGATGTACCTTTTTGCCCCCTAACGATAGTATACGAGTCTGGCCCGGTTCGACTGCTTACAAGCACAATCTCGCTATTAGCGAACGTAGGTAACTCGTCTTTCGGGGCAATAGTCACAAAGAACGGTTCAATGGGGAATGAGTTTATGCCACCAGATTCGAGTGTAACGGTGGTAGCGGTTGCGTTTATTGCTGAGTTTAGGAATCCAATTGATAGGTTTGACATTACGCCCACTCCTCCTCGTAGCGTTTCTTATATATATAGCGATACTCTGGTATTTCGTCCTTTTCGCGACCACCGGTGGCAACACTGAGCGGGTAGTTACCAAGTTCTTGGTTGACGTCATCTGACCTCATGTCGACCTTATCTCTTGTGAGTTTGCTGAACTTCTCGCCTAAAATCAAAGCTCTTGGATAGAAGTACCCAACAAACTGGGGAGACAAGAACATATGCCCCGAATCGTTATCAATGTTGAGGTATGTACCTGATTTTATGTCTTTTGCAACCATAGCTCGCCCCCACCACACTTTGTTGTACGTTAGAAACTTGTTCATCCCGGCAGCAGCTTCGCTACTCTTGATATGGTTCAAGAAGGGTGCGCCATACACCCCTCTGCGTGGATTGTTCACTGGTATAACAGTATCAACACCCATGTGGTCACATATGTATAGTGTGTCTTCATAAATCTTCGATAGAGGGCAAGACTTACCTACACCCGGAAAAACGGCTTCTCCAGCCTTTTCAAGGTCTTCTTTATACGCTTTCACATTGTCATCAAAATCGCTCATCCCTACTGTACCTCCATCCCGATAGCGGTAGCGCCAATATTAGCTGTACCGCCTTGCGACATTTGTACCGGTGTAACGTCAACTACTACAGATAGCTCTTGCGCCGCCGTATTAGCATATATCACACACTGAGCCGTTCCGGTCTTTGTGACGGGTACATCGTTCACCGCTGGTATTGTCACCTTCTTTTCTCCCGCTGTTGGGACAGTCAAGTTGTACGAGCCGATATTCTTGTTCCCAAGCGACACAGCGCTAAGCCCTGCGTAGTCAGCCGGCTCGCTAGAGCACACGTGCACTACATTAGCCCCTTTAATCCTATCTACGAAAGCCTGCCATGATTGTATTGATACTTTGTTTGCCATAATTATACCTCCTAGTTAATTTTGTGAGCGCTGCCGCCCAGTTCTTTAATCATACTTTCTTTTTTCTTTAGATCCTCTTTTGTGAATAATGCTGGCTTCTCTGTGGTAAACATAGTGTCCTTACCGAGCAAGCCATGCACTGTGTACACAATAAATAGATCTGGCGTGTTTTGTGGGTTGCTATACGCCATCTCACCAATCCTCTCGATGACGTGGCGACCATGCTTGGCGGACATAGCGAGCACACGGCCATCTACCCATGACTTGATAGGATCTAGCGCGTACAACACACCTAGATCATCCCCTTGCTTCGACTTGATATGGACAGAATCAGTAGTAAACTCAAGATCAAACCCGAGTATCCTCATGTCATCTATCAGCCACTTCAACAGATTTGTGTTCATTTATTTTCTCCGTTTAATTCTACCTCTCATTATACACGTACAAAATAAAAAGGAGCTGCGCCAAGATAACGCTAGCCCTCACAAAACAACACCCTCTGGCTTGTGACCAGAGGTATGCTGTATAACCACAGTAAATTAATTAATTATACTTGTACAGTCGCTCTTTCGGCGTCCGGACTCCGGATCACGCTGCATTTCACAGTATACTCCTACTAGATCAAATAGGCAACAGTAATTCATCAAATTCCCCTACAGTATTTACACCAGAGAAGCCAACAAACTCTTTTGAGAGCAACACAGGCTGAGCGCTCACGATCTTGTACTCTGTAAAGTGCACTTTGCCAGTTGGTGCGGTAATGTACGCGTCCCCATCCTTCTCAAACGTCACCACTGTTGTCTGCCCGTTCTTAGTTACAGACATGCGGTCTATGTATAGCCCCCGGCTTGCCCCTCGTGGTATATACCGCGGCTTTATTACTTTTTGAAAATCCTCGGGCGGCGTGATGGTTATCTCGCCGTTTCTCCACTCGATCATTAGGCTATCTTGCATACGCTAATATTATAACCCCCAGGATACCTAGGGGTCAATAATACAACAGCTGATTATGAGCTATTTCGTTGCGCCAGCCTTGGCAGCCACGGTCACAAGACCAGCAGCTTGGAGGCCGAAGGCAATGCCGTCGTAGACAGTCTTGTCAGCAAAGACAAAGTGGCCGGTCACAAAGTAGTAACCAATACCTGCTGCGATAGCGAGGAATACCTTAGCGATGCCGCCCCACTCCTTCTTGTTGAACATGTCGAACAGCTTTACGATTGCTGGTATGATAAGAACGTTTAGTGCTTCCATTTTACTTCTCCTTTATTTTTTAAACAAACCTGTGATAGCGTCTAGGATCGCTTGTAGTAGGTTTCTAATGTCTTTTAGTATAGTTGTAGTCTCTTCAGGCTTAGGCTCATCCTGCGGGCTCTCAGGGGTCTCTGCGGGCGTTTCTGCCACATGGTCTTGTGTAGATGGCTCTACTTCTGGTGCTGGTTGAGGTGCAACCTCAGGCGTCTCTGGTTGAGACGGAGTCTCTGGTTCTGGTTGCTTTGCGCCTTCGCCTTCGTTCTTCTTTGCCTCTTCAGCAGCACGAGCTTCAGCATCTTTCTGCTCTTTACGCTGTTTGCTCTCTGCGCTATTGATAAGATCCTGCTCAACCATTGTCCAGTTCCAACCCTTGCGGATCTGGTTGCGGTAGTGCTCTAACCCTTGTGAGTCTGCAGGTCGACCAAGGATGTCCCGATAGAGGCGGTCAATCTCGTGTGTCTCTGACTCATAGGCCTCACGTAGTGCACGGTTACGAGCCTCTACACGCTCTGCCACAACCTTACCTTCTGCGCTATTGATAAGATCCTGCTCAACCATTGTCCAGTTCCAACCCTTATCAATCTGGCTAAGGTAGTGTTGCTTTGCTGCATCATCTACGTCACGCTCAAGAATTTGGTGATATAGACCGTTGAGGAAATTAATCTCATCCTGGCGATCACGCACAGCCTCTTGCATCACACGTCCATCACATGAACCGCTCCAGCCAGTATATACAGGACGGTACATACCAAACCAGGCAAGCAGCTCCTCAATTGAGTGGTAGACATTATGAGCGCCTGAGTGAACCTCTGAGTCGTGAATATCAATACCACCCTGGTGACGCTTGATGATGAACACGTGACCATAGTCTGTGTACGCGCCTACAGTAAAGTCCAGGAAGCCATATACCCACTCGTCCCAGGGAAGCTCACCTGTATTGATACGACCGGAGTTTAGCTCATTAAGATACGCAGCACGTGCGCTAGGTGTGCGGCTCGGCGCATTGGTAGCGTCATCTACATACTTCAAACACCAGCCACGAGTAGCTGGAATATTGAGGTTAGGGTTATACACCTGAGCCACTATCACCTCCTAACTGGTCTTGCTCGACAGGAATGTCGACTGCTGTTGGAAAGTCGTTCATAACTTTTCTCCCTTTTAAATGTTTATACAATTACTGTCACCAGCGATCTTGTATAGCCTACGGTACGCAGAGTTTGCTTCACCCTCGTACTTCCATGCTACCCATGACGTTTGGTTACCTGAATTGTCCTTAATGTTGACGCACGATAGCTGTGGAGACGCGCCGTCCTTACCGTCTTTGCCGTCAACACCGTTGATGCCGTTAGCTCCTGCCGCACCTGTAGCACCTGTGGCACCCGTAGCGCCTTTATCTCCCCTACACAATCCTGCCGCACAGTATTTAGCCACAGCGGTCGCTATCTGCTCATCTGAGGCGTTCTTGCCGTTCGTACCGTTACATATACCACCTGAGCAATAAGCAGCAACAGCGCTCATTACCTGGGCGCTTGTGGGGTTATCTGAGCATTTGTTGGTGAGACAGTACGTCTTGATGGCTAATGCTATCTCTGAGTTGGTTGGAGTTTTACCATCAGCCCCGTCTTTACCGCTAGAGCCAACGATAGAGCCTACATTACGAGCCTCTCCGTCTGAATATGTGAGTACTAGGTTGCCATCCTTATCTATTTGGGCGTTAGTGATGTTTGTGACAGGCTTCTCTACCTTTGCGCCCCCTGAAATAGTCACTGCCTGGCCTGGTTTGAGTGTAAATACCTTGTAAATGGTGTAGCCGCTGAATATAAGGCTTAAAATCATCATGATTGATAGGATTTTTAGTAATGTTTCCCTTTTAAACCATCGAATGACACGATTCTTTCTCATCTTAGCAGTCCTCCCCTGCTGTTAGACAGCAATGCGATGACAATCGGCACAAATGATGTGATAACTGCGCCCACAACAAGGCGAAATAGCCATTTATTACGGTCTTTTGCCTCTGCTGAGTCTGTCTCAAGGTCTTTGAGCCGTGATTCTATGTCTTTTTTGTATAGGTCAAGCGCGTAAATAGGCACAAAGTCCTTTTCTTTGCGCAGTTCGTGCTTGGTGATGGCATCATCGACAATTTCCTTGACTTGCCATTTGTTTAGCGGTTGATTATCCATACTGTTTTTCTCCTACAAAGCGGAAACCCGCCCGGTTTTTCTCCTTCTTTAAAGATTATACCCCGGACGGGCTATAGATAGGGTTGCTATTTACTCGCTAAACCCTAGATCCTCCTCTTTGCTCTCCGCTTTAGCCTGTCGGCCACGGCGAGCTGGCTTCTCTTCCTCCTTTGGAGTGGTGTCCTTAGCACCAGTTGTGTACTGAGCTGGGCCGCGGTACGCTTCGTTAAGCCATTTGGTGCGAGCTTGTACGTCTGCAAGCATACGAGCGCCATCAGAGCTGCTGTACTGGGCGTACTCCTTCCACATGTGCTCGAGGGCTATGTAGGCAAGCCAGCCCTGCACTACCTTCTCCTCACCTGCGTGGATGAGGAATGCACGTTGTGCCCCACGGATAGTAGTGTTGGTGTACTCGTTAGGCTGGATGTGCTCCTCATCATCGATATGCATGTATGCAAACCCTGATGGATACGGAGCGTTGTTCTTAATAACCACCATATCGTTTGGCTTGAACATCTTGTACACAATGTCACGGAACGTATCACCGTCCACAGCCTGTGTCGTTACAGCGTTGCCAAGGATTTGATCCTCGGTCAGCCCTTGATTGATTTGATCCAGATTCATCTATTTTCTCCTTTCACCTTATAGTTGATCTGCAAAGTAATCTGCAATGTCAGTTAGACTGGCATTTTTACCAAAAGCCTTGGTGTTGTACTCGGGGCGATTGGCTGATGTTGTTTTATTTGCTACACGGCTAGCGGTTTTCTCCCGTGATTTGTCCTGGCTAGAGCGTCGCTTGTCGTCCTCTGTCTCAAACTCCTTGGGGTTCTTTGCCTTGTAGATGAGGCCAGCTGTGTATGAGCTAATGTTCTCACCCTTGTGCTTGCGGTTGTACTCATCACGAAAGTCGAGGATCTTGTTGACTAGCTGCACGCTAGGGTCATTGTTAAATTCCTCTGTGCCTGGTTTAGCCTTGATCTTCGGGACGATACCATCATCCTGTAGGCGATCCACATCAGCAATAATAGCATCAAGCTCTGCCTTTTCCTTCTCTGCCTTGGTTGTCTGCTCACGATCAGAGGTAATCTTGTTCATGAGCTTTTCCGCCTTGGAGCTTTGGGCGCTCATAGCACTATAAAACTGAGCTTCCGCCTTCTTATTGGCAAACTCAAAGTCATCTGGCAGCTGTGTAGGTAGCTTGATAGATAGCTCTTCTCCATCCTTACCCTTCACAGTAATGTAATCGAGGCTGTTATAGATAAACTTCTCATCTGGTGAGGACTTGTTCCAAAGCTTATCATCAATCTCATCAGGGCGCTCCTCCCATGGTTGAGGCTTGTCGTCCTTCTTGGGCTCTTCTTTTTTGTCTTCTGCCACCTTAAGGCCACGACGCTCAAGCTCTTTTAGAAACTCTTCGTCAGATAAGCCCTGTGCTTTCGACTCTTCCTCTGATTCTCCAGATTCTTTTTCGTCTGATTCATCCTCTGGAGCCTCTTCCGACTCGTCGTCTTGCGTTTCGGTGGTGTCTTCACCCTCACCGTTGTTTTCCTCCTCTGTGGTAGGGTTATCTTGTTGTTCCTTTACCTCATCAGTTGTATCCTTGTCGTCTTGGTCTGCGGCTTCTGCCTTCTCGACCAATGCGTCAAAGTCCATCTCTGATAGGTCTGTGTTAGATGATGCCAATGTAAACACCTCCATTATGTTTGATATATACCTAGATTATATCTAAATGGAGGTGGTTATGTCTATAGTCCGAGGCCGGAGAGGATACCGCTTGTGCCCTGATCCTGCACGCCGCCTAGATCGCCTACAGGCTGTGCTGGCTGTTCAGGGATAGGTTGACCTTCTACTGGTGGTTGCTGGCCTTGCATCGCCTCTGGTGGGATCTGAGAGGGGTCTACTGGCATTGGTGGCTGAGGCTCTGGAATCTCTGGGCTCGTAGGAATGGTTGGGTCTACGAGTAGCCCTTGGTCACTAGCCTCCTGGAGCTTCTCACGCTGGCTGAGGCTGAGTACCTCTTGATCAATGTGAGCCAGGAGCTTCTGCTGCAGCTTCGGATTAGCCATAAGGAACTTGTCTGTCTGGAGCTGCTTATTATGGGCTAGGATATGCTCTGGTGTCACGTCATCACGTGGCTTAGCGTCAAAGCCGTTCATGATAACTGCAAAGTCAATGTAGGCTTCCTCGTCCTGCACCTCACTGCGCACCTCATCCACGAGCATATTCGGGTCGGTCTTGAACTTGACCAGGCTCTCGTAACGCTCGCTCGAGTCCTTAAGGCCAAGATCCTTGAACAGGTTGTATGGATCAATCACACCAAGCTCTGCAAGCTTCACTGCGATGTTCTCACGTCGGCTCTTGTCCATACTCACGGTGCTACCTGGTGATACAGCAATCACAGCGTTGTCTGGTATAGTCTCACGAGATAGCTCGACGTGGATGAAATTACCATCAGTGTCACGGCCAGAGATTTTGTGGTTCTTGCTGTAGTACACCTTCATCATCTGAACGAGCAACTTAAAGTAACAATCAAGCATATTATCAATCTCACGCACAATCTCATCCTGGCGGCCTGAGGCTTGGCTCTGCATCATCTGAGCTTCACCGAGCGTACCAACGTCACGCTTCGAGTCATCGCCACGGAACTGAGATGGAGTACCAAGGATGTTATGGATGCTGTTCTTAATGTCCTCTTTATCTTGTAAGACGTAGTTAGGCAGCAAGTGGGCTGGAATTTCACCGTATGCGTTACTAATAGGCTCGTCCTCACGAATATCGAGCACGACAGACTGGTTGGGTTTGCCTGTGAGCTTCTTAGCGTCGTCCTCTGAGATAGCGCCAGAACGGAATACCTTGATGCTGTTAGCTGTGTCTGCGTTGTCGATGATCTGGCGGCCACGGCGGTTGAGGATGTTCTGGAGAGGAATGGCCTGCTCGATAGGAGATGTTTGGTCAATCATGTGGCTACCATCGTTCAGGTAGTTACAGAAAGCGTACGGCTTCGTAGGCTTGTCTGTGTAGTTGCAGATAGCAACACCCTTATTGTCGTACTCGTACATAGGGCTAAGCTTCTTGTCTAGGATGAGATTGTTGAAATACCAAGCGACACACTCGCGTGGCTCACCAGTGGTGGTGTCTGTAAACCAAATCTCGTTGTAAGCTACTACAGTACTGAGGAGCTTCTGAGTCTTGCGCACGAAGCCAAGCTCGTTCATAATCTCCTTCTCTTTCTCTGGAAATTTAGACATGAGAATGTCTACAGTGTCCTCACATACCTCACAGATAAAGCGTGGTTCCTCGTCTAGCTCTGCATTACGGTCAAGGATAACTTTCTCTGGGTTGAGCGCCTTAGCTTCAATCTCCTTGCTGAATGGGTTGTACATGAGCTTGATCACACCAACACGCTTCAGGGCGAGGTTCTTGGCTGCTACCTTGATCTTGCGTGAGAGACGTACCTTTTGGCTGTGTAGGTCTACAGCGCTTTCTAGGCGTGCTGCGAGCGTCTTGCTGGCTGGTGAGTCATCACCTGGCGTAATCTCACACCCTGGGTCACGAGCTGAAACGTAGGCTATAACAGCCTGAATACCAACAAAGAGTTGGTTATCTCGGTAGTCTGCCTGGTGGTAGTAGAGCCTGTCGCTGTCCTGCTTGCCTAGGTAGTAGCGCTCGTTCTGTGCCCGCACGTTGCGCAGATTGAAGCCACTCTTGCTATTCCAGTAGGCCTCTGAGTCGTTCACCCAATACTTGAAACGTCGTACAAGCGTAGCGTCATCTACTTCATCGATAGATAGAGCATCACGCTCATCAATCACACCAGTGTTGGTTGTTATATCGTCTACCCTAGGGTCTTTAAATACTTTGTCTTCGTCATGCATGCTATGTCTCCTGTTTGTCTCTATCATACAGCAAAGAGAGCGTGAGAGACTAGCCTTTATGTGAGCTTATCTGTCTCTACCGCTGTTGCAATATCAATTCCAATGTCTTTTGCTTCTACCCTGCCGCCTGGATTTATGGTGAATGACTGCTTGGTAAGCTTGTTAATCCTCTTTGCCTCGTTCACCAGGAAGCCATACTCACGGTTAGCCGTCATGAGTGTGTACATGAGAGAGTCTAGCGCGTGGTCTACGTTGTTAGGGTCAAGCTCCTCACCGCCAGACTCCTTGGCGTAGATGATGGTAGGCAGTGTGTCTATGAGGTATGAGCAATACTTACTGAAGATAAGGCCAGGCCTGCCGTCTGATTTATTAGCGAAAGCGCTGTGGATCATCTGCACTGCTGCTTGCTTCCTGTCTTTCATGAGCTTGTCAGCCCGTACAATGCGTGGACGCTTCTCATCTGGAGCTAGACGGGCGAATGTATCATTAAGCACCTTAGCGATCGTCTCAGAGCCTCCTAGGTGGCTGTAGGCGTCATGTGGCAGGGCTATCAAGTCTACAGGGTCTTTGAGGTACATCTCCACAATCCTCTCACACCACCACTCTTTAGGCTTGTGGTTGCCATGCAACTCACGGTAAATAAACGCCCTGTTCTCTTTCTCTGTAATATTGTCAAACATAGCCCAAAGTAACACACACTCATCGTTGTAACCCCAGTCCATGCCCATGACACGGTAGTTGCTGTCGAAGGCTTCTTTGGTAACTCCCCACTCACTGAACTTAGTGTAGGTATGCTTGCTCTGCCGAAACTCCTCAAACACAGCACCAAACTGAATGTCCCAATCGCCGAAACGCCAGGCGCGATATAGCTCTGGGTCTGAGTCTTGGAGAGAGTCGAGATACTTCACATAGTCTGGGTCGTTCTCGAGCAGGAACGGGTTGGAGTCAATGGTGGCTGGAATGTAAGCTCGCCAGATGCCTGTACGCTTGTCTATGACGATTTGCCAATGTGTGACTTGCTTCTTACCGTATATGTCCACCCAAGGATAGTCCATCTTGAGCACTTCAGCTCTATCTGGGTCTGGTGCTACGAAACGCTTCTTTACCCAGCCCATGCCTGCGCCACCTGGGTTGGTAGTAGCAAACACCTGAGGGTACAGGTCTTTGTACTTGCTGCGGGCTGAGCTGATGAGCTTCTCATAGCGTCCCTCGTCTGGTATCTGAGTAAGCTCCTCGATGTTGATACGGCAATACTCATGTCCCTGGTACTTCGTGTAGGCTTCAGCGTCATGGAGGTGGCCTCCAATGACACGGCCGCAGCCTTTAGCGGAGAGCACCATAGGGTTACGGCGTAGTTTAGCGCCAAATGGCTGGAGAGCTGCTACAGCACGCTCCTCAAAGTCTGCTAGGTCTCCTGCGTCCTTACGAATGACAAGCTGGCGTGCCCTGGTGTCACCAAAGCGATCGCCTATAGTAGCGATAGATACATCTGTCTTTCCTCCACCACGTGAGCCACCAAAGAGTATCTCACGAAACCTCTTGTCGCGTGATAATGCTATTGCGAGTTGTTGAGGGCCTGGTAATGGTAGCCAGTAGCCCTTTTCTCGTAGCTCATCATACTTTGCTTTGTTTAGAACGGGCCAATGCGACTTGCTCATCAATCCAATCCGTTGGTAGTGTTGGTATAATAAAGCCTCTCATGATAGTTTTCATATCATCACTGGCGTCTATGGATATATCTTGCTTGGCTTTGCCTTCTGTGCGGTCTGCTACTTCTTTAGCTTCGGCTAGGCCTTCAGAATCGCCCTTGTAGGCGCGCTTAACACGCACGAGAGCTGTCTTTTGGAATGGAGTAAGCTCATCACCCTTTTGCTCAAACTCCTCTAGTTCTTTGAGGGTCATGCGGCCCAGCTTGTTATACCAGTATGAGATGCTAGTATCTTTTGACCAGCGACCACCTGCTCCATTTTGTGGGTTATCACCAAAACCACCCTTGCCAGTAGGGTTGTTGTTCATGCCTGGTGGAGCGTTGTATTTCCTTTTTGGTCTGCCTAGCTTATCTGCAGACTTGCCAGAAGATGCTTTAGTCATGCACACATTATAGTCATTTCCCTTATGAATAACAAGAGGAGAGGCCTCGCAAACCTCTCCTGGTGTGTGTTTTGTATGTTTATATCTCTATCTGAATATAAAGTGCATAAGAAGAATGAATAGCATAATGAAGATTATTGGTGGTATTACTTCGTGTTGGTTTCTCTCCTCCATCTCGTCTTGGCTTATCACGTCCTTTAATCTAACTACATATGCGTTGCCTACATCTCTATAGAAATTACTGTAAGCTTCGGTGGTATCAACTGCCGTAGTAGTATAGGTCGACCATTCACTATCTACATGTTTCTTGTATCCAATATAGTATATATTCATGTCATCTCCCTATGATTAGTTTTATGAATGCTAGGAAGGTTGCCAAAGGTAATGATGCTATGAGTATATCAAGGATTAGGCTTCTAGATATTCATGATGACCCTTTTTAGCGTGAGAGTGCCTTATCTATGAGGCGTATGTCTTTTACTGATAGTTCTTCTGTGCCGTCTGGGTCGAACTTTAGTTTTAAGATGTAGATTGCCTCGTCCTCATTGTTAGCTTTTACTATGCGAGACAGTGTGTCTTTGATGCTTTTACGGCGGTAGGTGATGACGTATGGTTTCATTTTAATCATCCTCTCCTACACGCTCTACGTTGATAATACGGTAGCTGTATGGCTTACAGCGGTTGCGCTCGAGGTTACGGAGTGCGACACGTGCGTTTTCTGCTACTGTCTTGTATTCCTCCTTTTGGCTTCGGCTGAGCCTTTTGTACTCGATTGTGTATAGATACATTGTTAGTTCTCCTTTTCTCTTTTGGTTAGTGGTTCGTATGCTTTCTTGAGTTGCTTACTATCCATTGCTAGCTCGATGTTGCTGAGAGCTTTGTCGAGGTATTCAGTAGCATTGTCGATGTAGTATTTGTCGTCTACAAACTCTCGGAGGAGGTTGAGGCGGTACCTCGTGTCCTTTAGCTCCCAGGACTCCTGGTAGAGTTTCTTTCTTACTTTCCAGTTCTGCATTGCTCCTCCTAGAAGTTCTTGTACTCAACTACTGATATATCTGATGAGCCGTTACTAAGCTCTGTGACACGGAGCAGACTTACTTTCATAAACTCATCTTGGTCTGCTGCTGCGACTGCGTAACCAAACTCGTCGAGAGCTTCATCCTCTGTGCTAATGTCAGATGACTCTTGGTTGTTCTGATACTCGTACTCACTAGTGAGCGGTTTCCAGACGTACACCTCTCCAAGCCTTGTAGTAGCTTCAATGGTATAGTGTGTGTAGATTGACATTGCGGCTTCTCCTCTTTGCCTTATGTTTATGTTTGTATTGTACACTGTGCGAGAGAGGAGTGCAATAGATTCTAGCTATTTTGCCCAGTAGAATTTACAACAAGTCTAGATAAAGTTAAACCCCACCGAGGAGATGGTGGGGTGTTACATGGAACACAGTTACCGAGACAGCACATTTTGTGCTATTGTTGAGGGTTGTCTCGTGGTCTTGCCGGGTAACTGGGGTAAACTGTTCCATGGGAAGAAAGGTATTGTGTGTCTGCGCCTAACCACGTAACAAGGAGGAACCAGGCACAGATACTATGGTTGTAGTTAGAAAGATTCTACACCACTGCTACAAGATGTGCTATGGAAGTGTTACCTCCATCTACCATTCATTATACTCTTTTCGGATTTTGTTTGCAATTTCTTTACAGCTCATTTTCCCTGATTTTACGTTGTCAAAGTCACGCTGTAGCATGGTGAGTTTATTCTCGCCTACCTCCTCTAGAAACTCTGTAACACGTCCCTCGATGTTGCAAATGTCTCCGTATAGGCGTATGTCTTTCTCGATGCGCTCAAGGATGACTTGAGTCGCTGGATTCTTAGGAAGGTGGCACTTGATGCCTGCCATGACGAACTGTAGTGTCTCCTCTGATTCTCGTAGATCTTGTTTAGTTTTCTGTGTCTTGTACATCTTTATCTAGTTCCTTTAACACTTTATATTGTAGATTCCATGTTAGCCTCGACAGGCTATATAGTTTGTTACTGATACGTTCAATCTCTTCTCTGGTTTCTCTCGAGAGTTTGGACAATTCTGCAATCTCACGTAGTTTTGCTGATGTTGTCTTCATGCTTAATCTCGCCGTGCCAATGTCTATCATGATTGACTCTGTCGATCGCTCGTTCTGGGTAAATTGTTGCTCTTTGAGCGTGTGCCACGTACCATCAGTGCCCGTCTTCTCGTGGATTGAAACACATGACATATCGTCAGGGTTTGATTTGTCTGTTGCTCTTCGGTATTCCCTGAGTGCTTCTGTGTATTTATAGTATCTATTTGTCGGTATTTCTTTGAATGTGAATAGGCTTAATGTTGGTTCCCAATATTGCTTGCCACCACTTCGCTGAAGCGAAACTACCCTATAGATTCTCTCCATTTTTCTCCTTCTCTTCTAGAATTAACTGAATGATTCGTTCTCGTGCGTTGTAAACCATAATATCATCGATTGCCTTTGTATCGCTTTCTAAATATTGATCTGTAATATCTGCTAACATACTAAACTCCAGTTGCTAAGTACACTAACCCTGATAAAGCTAGATATACCGAATATAGCAAGCTAAGGAACAATACAGATAAGAATACTGTAGTGATAAAGTCCATCCATAGTTTTCGTAATACGCTAGCTTGTCGATATTCATATGTTTCGTGTAACCCTTCGATTGCTGTAGTGAACATTGTTGTTCTCCTCTTTCTACCCACCATTATTGTTGATTGTGTTCGTGTATTTATTTTACTGTGCTCATCAACCAGCGCTGCCAAAGAGCCTTCATGTTGCGAGCCCAGCTGTTCTTGATCCGAAATGCGTACCAGTCGTGGTGCATCTGCTCGATCATACCCTCGTTTTCCATCTGCTCGAGTTTGTAGGTTACGTTGTCCATTGTTGTGTTCCTTCCTTTCCTTTGGTTATGTTTCTACTCTACACCCCGTTGCTTACGATTGCAATACTTTTTTACGACTTTTTCGAGTCTTTTTTACAACGTTTAGATGAGGGCCTACTGGTACCCATTTATCATCTTGCCACAGGTATAGGGTCAAATCATTTTTATGACAATAGATTGTGCGAAGTAAGCTTGGATTTGCTTGAATGGCTAATGATACAACTCTCGCGCCAAGACGTTGCTCAGCGCGAGATAGTGGGTTATTCTTCATATTCTAAGACTCCTATTGACTCAAGATCTTCATCTGGCGTGTGAGGCTTTTGCCGTACTTTTGTTTCTGCATACATATCTTTGTCGTCTGGTTCGTCTAGGGACACCTCACCACTAGCGATGCCCGTTACTGGTGGTAGGCTGTCCATTAGGCTTTGCTCCCAATATAGTTGTCGATAAATTCCTGGCGAGCTTCCTTGTCACCCATGAGCTTAAAGTCGCGGCCGCAGTGTTCACGCCATGCTCGAGCTGCTTCAGCCTCTGGGCCTGTGCTACGATTATCTTTCTGGTCACCCATTGCTAGGCGTTGCTCTGGGGGGAGCGTATTATCATCCTTGATCATTTTCATGTGCTGTACAGCACCCTTAGCAAACATCTCAGTTGTGCCATCCGCCATCTTTACTGGCATCAGGTTGAAAAACTCAACCATACGTTTCACCTCTTGTTTGGTATTACCCTCAATGGTGTGTACTGTTCCATCATAGGTGGTGATTTGATATTTTGTCATAAAGCATTTTCTCCTCTCTTGCTTATGATTCTATTGTAAGGCTGCTAGCCGTAAAAGTCAATGTTGTCGTAGTTAATTTTACGAGCATTCTCGCGCTGCTGCCTTTGAATAAGTTGCTCAATCTTAGCTGCTTTCATCGCAAGGTCATGTGCGGAGTCAATGTTTGGCTTATATTCATATTCCCATTTAGGGAAGACGAGCCGCATAAAGTCGAAGTAGTTCACTGCTGATTCAAGCCCTCTAGTCCTCACTACCTCTTTAACCCAGCTGCGCGCCTGATTATGATTCGCAATACTCACTCCAAGAGCCTTTGCTGCGTCATAAAAAGCTTTTTCAGCTGGGTTGTAGTTCTTGCGCGTACTTGTCATTGGAGTGGCTAGTTCACCGTATGGGTTGTTATGCTGCGCCGGTGCGTTATTTGATACTGCTGCTACCTCTGTTGAGGTGTTATTAGGCTGCGTGTTAGCCTCGATCTGCTTTACAGGTGTACTCTGCGCTTTACTCTCCTCTGTAGCTTTTTCGGCGTCTGATTCGGCAATAACCTCTAGCTTGAGCTTATGGTACAAATCATCATCAACTATATTGCCACGGCGGTCGTAGTTGTCTGCCTCAATATTCTTTGTTTGTAGGGCGCATTGCTCTGCTGTAGTAAGTTCACGTGTCTCTGCCCTGTTTGTCTCTGTTGGCAAAAGCTCGTCAACAGTGGTGGCTACTGGTAGCGGCTCAACGTCTTGCTGCTCTTGTGGTTCTACACTGCTTTCGTTCATCATCTCCTCAAAGCGGGCGGCTGCCGCAAAGTCACCTTTTTTGCGTAGGCAATCTATCTCTGCGCGTTGTAGCTCGTACGGGCTATTAATAAATAACTTGTCATGTTCATCTCTACTGTAGCTCTTGGTGTGTTTTTTGCATGATTCCGGTAATGGCTTGTCGTCAAGCTTATTGTCCAGGAGTTGCTCCTCTGGTGTATCGATGACAGCTGGCTCGTCCTCATAGGCGTAGTCATCTTTGACGGTCGCGTCCTCTTTGTAGGCTTTACCCCACTCTACTGGTACAATCTCCGTGCCATCCTGCTTGTAGACCTTACGGGCGTCCTTATCTACTGTTAGCAACGGATAGATGCCCTTGCGATTTCTAATACCCTTACTGGCGTAAAGCTCCACATGTACCCACCCAGCTTTGTTTAGAAGGCTTAGATGGCGCTTTAATGTGCGGATACTACACCCCTGCTCTTCTGCCAACGCCTCATTAGTGGCAAAGCAATAGCCTTTCTTTTCGGCCAATTGTTCTATTAGGGTATAAAGGTTTGCGATTGTATGGTTGCAAGTTCTGCCGTCTGCTAGATACGCATTTACGAGTGGGGCATATGTCGTTCGGTAAAACCTGATGTATTTGTTGTTACTCTCCATTAGTCTTTGTTCTTTCCATAAACGAAAACCGCCTACCGAATTGGGTTTGCATCGATAAGCGGTAAGCGGTTTACGTTCCTAACCCAATTATTGTCTATCGATGCTACATTCAGTATAGCGCACTGAAACAATTAAATCAATACCTTTTTCTTGTCTTTCTATAAAACCGCCAGCTTGCTGGCACGCTCCCGTGCAGGGAGCGTAATAAGGATGTTTTGTGCAAAAGTCGATTTTTGCGAGAGAACTTATTGATAAACTTTAAATAATGCCCTACTTGTATCTTACTTATGTGGGCCACGGATGGCCCTATAAATGGACAAAATGGCCCTATAGAGCATGATCTAGTGGACAAAATGGCCCTATACGCGGGCCACGGATGGCCCTATAGACTTTCTGTAGAATCTCCCAAAAACCTCTTGCTTTTGCTTGCTATATGAGCTACAATAGAAACATAAGCAAAGAGAGGAGAATTTGCATGACACAGCAAGAAATTACAAAACGTGACGAAAAGAGGGCTCTGCAGCTTGCGCTAAAAAACCAGTACGAGCCAGTCGTCCCGCTCGCTAAGGGAATGATCAGCAACGCTGAGAATGAGAAACAGACGCTGAGCTTGATCGCTACCCTACACAAAAGCGTCCTAGGACTCACCAGGACGGGCGAGATGCGTCCAATCGGTGACTTACGGGTATTTATGGCTATCGCCAATCAATACGGCCTGAACCCGTTTAAAAAGGAGATTTACGCTACATATATCTGGGACTCAAACCGTAGAGGCGAGGAGCTGATGCCAATCGTGAGTATCCACGGCCTGCGTAAGCTAGCACGGAAGGGTGGTGTGTACACCCACACAGGCGCAGCAGAAGTTAAGAAAGATGGAGATAAGCTCCTGAGCGTCACAGTGCCTGTATTCGGCCGTTGGGACAACACCGGCACACCAATCGAGGTTACACGTTACACAGCCTACTACGATGAGTTTGTACGCACTAACCGCGAAGGCCAGCCAATAAGCAACTGGAAAACAATGCCTATCGTGATGCTTACCAAGTGCGCCGAGGCTAACGCACTGCGCGCAGGCTTCGATATTGCAGGTATCTACGTAGAGGAAGAACTAACCGCTAACGCTAATAATGGAGAGGAGAGCGATGATGAGTAGAGTTGACCACCTGTCATATTCAGCAATTGTAACGTTCTTGAATAATCAAGTTGAGTTTCAGAAGCGCTACATTGCTAAGATTTACGACAACCCAAAAACACCATCACTGGTAGTAGGTACGAGCTTTCACAAGGCTATGGAGACATACTACGACAAGGATGGCGGGAATGTCCAAGCTGCTATCGAGGCTGGCCTAGAGGAGATGAGCTACATCAGTGACTCTGAGATTGACTTTGGTAAGACTGGTAGCCGCGAAAAGATGATGCAGGACTACACACGCCTCGTGAACAAATACTTTGAGGAAGCGCCTCACTATGATGAAGTAGTAGACGTTGAGAAGCGCCTCGAGGCTAATATCGCTAACGTGCCTATGGTAGGTGTGATCGACATGGTGGTGCGCGACAATGGCCTCCGCCTCATCGACTACAAGACAGTTACGGCTTACAGCCCAGATGACGAGGAGAGCTACAAGTATCTTATGCAGGCATATATCTACCTCGTATTAGCAGAAGCGGAATATAATCAGGAAGTAACAGAGGTAGTATTTAAAGAAATAAAGAAAACGATCAACCGAGATGGTTCGCCACAGTGCCGGGACGTAGCGTTTGATCGTCAATCAGTCCTTGCTTTCGCACCTATTGCAAAGAAAATCATCACAAACGTATTTGAATATGTAAACGATGACCGGTCGAAGTTCTTCCCCAACATGAACGATCGGATGAACGGCGCGAACAGCATGGACATTATTGCCAACCAGCAAGAAGGTTTTGACGCCGCCAAGATCAAACGGCAAGTACGAGTAGCTGATACTTTCGAGCAGCAGAATGTTGTTGTAGACGACGGCACAGGTACAGATGAGGAGAAAATCCTTCGTAAGCTCATTGAGTTTGGTATCGGCGGTAAGATGGGCGAGACATATGTAGGGCCACAGGTAGTCAAATACACGATGCAACCTAACCGTGGCGTGAGTATGAAGCGCATCGCAGATAAGGCTAGTGACCTTGCTATTGCCCTCGAGAGCGAGTCTGTACGTATCGAAGCCCCTATTGCAGGTACAAACCTTGTAGGTATCGAGATTCCTAACAAGGAGCGTAAGTTAGTCCCTCTCACAGATGAACACCTCAAGCCTGGTACGTTCGAGTTTCCTATCGGTATGGACGCCTTCGGAAAGGTTCACTACTGTGACGTTATAAAGACTCCTCACCTCCTTATTGCTGGCCAGACTGGTGCAGGTAAGTCTGTTATGATCAACGTGATACTGGATTGCCTCACAAAGCAGCTCACGCCAGAGCAAATGAAGCTTGTATTGATTGACCCTAAAGAGGTTGAGCTTGCAATGTACGAGGGAGATGAGCATCTAGATGGTGACATTATCACCAGCCCAAAAGAAGCAACAGGCAAGTTCCATGACCTTGTGGCTGAGATGGGACGGCGTTACAAAGAGTTACGGAAGCAGCGGGTACGAGACATTGCAGACTACGAAGGCAAGATGCCACGTATCATCGTAGTAGTAGACGAGTTTGCCGACTTAATGATGACGAGCAAGAAAAGCCCTCTATCTAACGTGGACTATGAGGGGCTCAAGGACGCCATCCTGGACGAAGTAACGCTCACTGGTGGCAAGCTCACCAAAGCAGCATTGAAGGCGGCTGTGAAGCGCGTGAACGAGAATAGTCCACCTTCTGCCGAAGAGTCTATAATCAGGCTAGCGCAAAAAGCACGGGCAGTTGGTATCCACCTAATCCTAGCAACGCAGCGTCCATCAGCAGACGTTGTGACAGGGCTCATCAAGGCAAACATCCCAACCAAGATTGCCTTCAGTGTCACAAACTCTATCAACAGCAAGATTATCTTGGATGATGTAGGGGCTGAGTCTCTTACCGGCAAGGGCGACCTACTCTATAGCGACCCAACAGCAAAATCATTGCAGCGCCTACAGGGCCTGTATATCTAGAAGGGAGAATAGACATGGCACGCACAGTAAATGACATGTTCAAGGCAGAGAAAATTAAATGGCTAGAGGAGGCGCGGGCTACGGCCCGCCATATCCTCGAACACCAGAAGTTTATCACTATCGAGGACGTACTTAAGCAGAAGCCACTGCCGAAGTTTTTGCACCATAACACTATCGGCGGTGTGTTCCGCACACTAGACTTTGAGTGTGTTGGGTGGGGACGTAGCACACGGATAGAGATGAATGGGCGCTTTATTAGGCGGTGGAAGCTGCGAGATAAATAAAGTTACCCAAAAGTGTTGACTTTAGCTAATGCTTGCGTTAGAATAGAAACATAAACAAAAGAGAGGAGAAACTCATGGAACAACAAAATAACAACGATAATGTGGCTATCGCCATCGTAGCTTTCGCACGAGTCGCGTATACTATTATTCTCGGCTCGCTCACGGGCTGGCTACTGAGCGTTAAAGGGTTCGATCACGGCTTCTGGTGGGGCGCACTGTCCGTCATTATGATCTTATGGACAGCGAGAAAGGCTGTCGAGGCTATCACATTCATCACACCGGCGCTAACACTGAAGGATGACTAGTATGGCATCGCTGAAACAGCAGATCGTAGAGGTACTAGACAAGTCAACCAACAACGGGATGAAGGCCAACGAGATTATGGGTTTCATCGAGATGGGGATTATTCAGGCGCAGTACGACATGCTGGAGGAGCAAAAGAATAACCGGGATACCCCATCAACTACCGCTAACGACCGAACATTAAAAAACTGTAGCTCGCTAATGGCTGGCACATCGCCGCAGCTTACTACAGTAACAACGGATGAGCTATTTGATATAGCTGAAGCAAAAGCCTTTTGCGCTGGCATGAACATGACAAACATTAACGATGATGAAGGGAATTTTCCAGATGCACAATGAGTGGCGAGGCAGCGCACTGTGCGCGCAGACAGACCCGGAAGTTTTCTTTCCACAGAACAAAGCATATGTGGATGACTACAACGGGTACGACAACTACAAAATCGCACGCAAGATCTGCGCAGAGTGTCCAGTCAAGGGTGAGTGTCTAGCTGATGCACTGATGACTGGTGATGCAGAGTACGGTATGCGAGGCGGGCTTACACCACGTGAGCGTATGGGTATTTTAGCAACGAAGGTAGCGATGTATGAGTAAGTATATTGTATCATCGCTGAGTAAATACAGCGAACATGACAACGAGATACCAATGGTAGATAAGGTAATCACATTCAACAAAAAGCCAACATTTGAAGAGGCACACGCGGAATTTGAAGAGTTTACTTTTTTCGATGAGGACGGATGGAAAAAGATTGACGACAAAACATGGGAGACATACAGCGACAGCGATTACTACGAGTATGGTGACCCGCTTTGCTATCAAATAAAGATCCAGACGCCAAAACAACACAAAGAGATGGTAAATAACTGGATCGAATATATCAAACTCAATACAACACCGAAGGAGGCGTAGATGTTGTATGAATATATGACAACAAAAGAGTTTTTAAAAACAATTGAAGGCATTGGGCTAAAGGCAGACGTACGAGCGGAAACAATAGATATTTTTTTAGACGGGCACCAGTGCGCTACCGTGAATAGACACAAGCTACTTTCGTTTGAGGTGAAAACAGAAGAACTGGGCAGCTGGGCAGCCACTCGCTTAGCTAATACTGTGTTGTGCTATGCCAATACCCCTGTTAGTAAGCGAGCACCAAAGGTGTGCAAGTTAAAGGTGTATAACACCGGTTTGTACCTCAATAGTATTAGCAAGCACGAAATGACAGTTACTATGAATAAGAAAGCAGCCAAGACCTACGACGGCACTGAGGTGTACAATGCTAAAGTGTTGGCTGAAAAGCAGGGCACTGCATTAGTTGTGGAGATGGCAAATGCTGCTAACTAAATACAAAGTGCAAGAGCTAGTTGAGAACGCAAAGATTGACCTTGGCGAGCTAGAAGCTAACACGGCGGCTTTTGTGAAAGAGTGGAACGATGACAGTATTACACTTGTATACGCCGCTATCGACATGCTGAAAGAACAAATTATAGATGAATTAGGGAGGGTGTCATAAAACAGGTAGAATTAAAAGAAGCCGTTGAAATGCTCGATTACAGAATCAACGTTCTAATACCGGGTGAGACACATGTATACTCCAGGACACATGATGGCTCCATCCTAATCGATGAAGCGAACGGTGGCTATAAAGTGTACGGCGGTGACAAGATGCTCGATATAATCAAAGACACTGTGTTAGAGTTAGTAAGAATATACAATGATACACCATTAGACCGTAGAGAGGCAATGAACGGTACAAAGATAGTAGATTATTACAAAAACAAAGGAGAATAATGAACTACAACACACCAAAATTAGGCCAAGAAACAAACGACAAGTGGGCACAGTTCGACACACTGAGCGACCACTTGCGCGGACACTGCAAACACCAAACGGAGGAAAGTATGACAGAATACAAGAAGCACATCGGCCAAGGTAATGATATGATGATCGACAACCTGGCATTGCCACGAGAAGCAATGAAGGGCTACAATCCTGAGCCGCACGAGGACTTTGACACTGAACCTGTCCAGCCTGCACTATTTGAGATGCAAGAGGTGGTAGACGGCCTGCCTGAAGAGGAGCTACAGGCTTACAAGGATCAGATGCTAGCAGAGATTAGCGATCGCGAGGCTATTGTTGATGCCATCAATCGCAGGCTGGATAATGTGCAAGCCAAACAATACACAGGCGGTGTGCGTAGCGCTATCACTAAGCAGGTAAAGATGTAGGAGCGGTATATGAAGCAAAGCAAATACGACAAACGCCTAACGCACGGCGATGACTACTACAAAAAGATTGGTAAGCTAGGTGGGGCCGCCAAGGTGAAGAAGGGCTTTGGCAAGAACCCCAAGCTCGCAGTAATCGCCGGCAGGAAGGGTGGGCGTGCTACACCATACGCAGAATTGTCCTTCGCAGCATCGGACAACATCCAGCAAGTACTCCTTAAAAACGAGAAGTTCGACGTGAAAGAGGAAAAGAGCCGCTACGAGATTACCATGAACGGTTCAGTACTATCTATCATTCCACGCTATAACGGCCGTATCAAGAAGGCTGTACCACGAGACGACCTTTCTGGCCGGGTAATGGCTACAAAAGATCTAGCAGTCCTGGAAACGCTCAAGGTCATGATCATAGAAGGCATGTACCGTGGCGAGAGCTAAAACCGCAAAAGAGTCCACCATCCACCAGATGGTGGTGGACTATTTAAAGATACAGTATCCAGGCGTCATATTCCGTACAGACTTTAGCGCTGGTGTTAAGATGACGATGGGGCAAGCTATTAAGCACAAGGC